GCCGAGCGCGCGCTCCTGTCGCCGGAACGCTTGGTATCGGATTTCGTAGAGCGGGTCTTCATTTTTCAGCTTCTTTCCGTGTGGTTCGTCCCATTGCTTCTTGGGCGAGACTGCCAAGTGCATGACGGCTCGTTCGAACATGGTTTGTCCGTAGATGTCATAGCCGTCTATCGCATCTTGTACGTCATTGCGCCCAGTGGGCGAGACATACGTTTGGAACTTCCATTGGAGCATACCAAATTTGCAATGTGTGTCTAGATCGTGGGGTCTTGGCAGAGGCTGGCAGCCCCTTGACGTCCCGACGGGCTCCGTGGTCGTGCCATGGTGTGAGCAAAGATCACCGCCTGATCGCTCCGCGTCGCACCCGGCCGGCAACCAGTTGGATGCGCAAAAAAACCGCTTGGAGGCGGTGGGTTGTTGGTGGCCTTGACCTACTGCTTGGGCGCAGCGCTGGCCTGCTGTTGCTGTCGCACTTGCTCCAATAACTCGCGGGCCTTCTCGACCTCCTGGCCGGCCTTGCCGATGGCTTCAGCCGTCGACCGACCGGAGTCGAACGACGTCACCATGTTCGACAGCACGGTGGCGTTGAAGGCCGCTACACCCAGAATGATGGTGATGGCCGCCACCCACAGGTTGGTCTTCAGGTTGCGCAATTCATCCCGGCGCCCCTGCTGGTCCGTCTCCAGTCCGCGCCTGAGTTCCTCCCGGTCGCGCCGCATCTCGAGGATGGCTTGGTCGATGCGATCCTCGAACCGGCTCAGCCGGGCATCGGCTCGGGCCTCGATGGCTTCCAGCTTGGCATCAAGCTCGACATGGGTTACGGTGCTCATGCGCGCATTATCATTGGAATCAGGCATGCTGTCATAGCCTGGCAAGGCGTCTGGCGGGGGTGCCGCCGGCGGCGCCGCGCTGGTGGCCTCCATGATTTTGTCCAGGAAGCCGTCGAAGTCCGGATGCCGTTGGTGGTTATCGGTAGTAGCCATCGCCACCGCTGCCTTTCCGGACAAAGTCCACCATCAAGGCCCCATGTTCACCCGCCTCGTAGCTGCGCCGCAGCTTTTCAGACAGCTCGCCCAGCCTGGTATCCAGCCGCTCGGTGTCGACGCTCTCGCTGCGCTTGAGCTCCTGGACGACCTCGGCCAGGGAAGCCGCCATGCCCAGCAGCATCATCTGCGTGGGCGTGGCCTTGTTTTTTTCGGTTGCATCATCCGTCATGTGCTGCTCCAGGTAATTTCAGAGGTCTCGTCCTGCGGCCGGGTCTGCGATGGAGGGGTCTTCAGTCATGGGGTGGGCTTTGGTCGAGTGGTTGATGGGGGATGTGGCCGCTGCGCTGACCTTGGTCGAAAGGGGATGATCCGGGCGCTCAGGCGGCATGGCGTTTTTCAGTGCCGCTGCCGCTTCCTGATACTGGAGTGGCGCCTAGAAGCATCCTGATGCCGGCCTCGACATGCTCTCGCTGCGCATCCGCCAGGATGCTCCACTGCTCGCGCGTGATCGACTGGAATGGCCACGCGTGCTCTATCTGCGTGATGCTGCCCGGTTGATCTGCACGCTGCTGCAACTCTCTGATCTGTTTCGCCATCTGCGTGATGGTTTCAAGCATCTGGTCCATCGTTTGCGGCACGACTGACTCAGGAGGATGGTCCTGATGAGTGGCGGGAACATCACCCAATCTTCCTCCATACACCCGCTCAATGGTGTTCATTGCATCGGCGCTTGGCACCTTGGGTTTGTTGGCCGGCTTTCCCTTGTAGATTTGATAGATGTAGTCATAACCGAGGCCGGTTTTTAGTGCGACCCCTTTATATCCGTCGGCGGCCTTGCCGCCTGCATCTTGGATTTCCATGTCCACGGCAGCCTTGAAGCGTGCTAGCCAGATGTCTTGAATGCTCATATCCATTTTCTAGCTCCAAGCGACAAAAAAAGTCTTTCTCTTGGCTCGCATAAATCTAGCTATCAGCTAGAATTTGTGCATGAACATGTCACGCCAAGCTCGTCAACACATCGCGCACAAATGCGGCATCAGCGACGACTACCTCTACCAAGTCCTCACTGGGCGGAAGTCCATGCGAGCCGAGCGCTGCATTGAGATCGAGAAAGCTGCCGGGGGCGCGGTGCGCTGCGAAGACCTGCGCCCCGATGTGGACTGGGCCTACCTGCGCGGCACGGCCTCTACCCTGGCGCCGGCTGGTTCCGATATCGCAACGGCTGCGGCTGGGCAGGGGGCGTGATGCTGCAAAGAATGACCATGACTGAGGCTGGAGCCGACGAGCTTTCTGTCGGCTACTACTCCCAGCCTGCACCCGCCGACCACACGACCCCTGCGCTGCTGCACGCGATTGCCTCCATGGCATGCGACTGGCTGTGCCTGGCTGGCTGCAGCGTCGACATGTGGCGCGGCCTGGGTGCAGCGCAGGTTGCAGCCTCTCCCCGGCCTGGACTTCTCGCTGCCGCGCTTGACCTGCTGCGCCTGCTTGATTCAACCCCGCAGGGCCGGCAGGCCATTGCGCAGCTCGTTGGCCAGGACTTCTTTCAGCAGGCCAAAGGTGAATGAGGCCCCGGGTTTGATGATGCTGTCCTTCGCCTTCTGCCACAGCGTTTCGCTGCCCACCGAGTCCGCGAACTCGCAGCCATCCCAGGTCAAGCGCAGCACATGCGCTGTCACCACCACGTCGTTCTGGTTGGTGTGCAGCCTGGCCTGCACCAGGTTGGCTTGCGCCATCCACAGCACGTGCTCGTTGAACGCCAGCTGCTCGACCCCGTCCAGCTTCGCCAGCTTGCGGCCCGCTGGCAGCTCGGCCGTTGCCAGCGCGATGCAGCGTATCAAGTCCATGTCTCGTTTCATGGGTCGGTCCTTCGGTAACGGTGTTCAGCGTGAGAACTGCCATCGTAGCCGACTGGACCGGCCCGCCCTCATGGTTATCAGCGAGGTTTCCCATGCCTGACGACAACAAACACACCGAGCGCGTGCCGGTCAACCTGACAGAGCGCGAGTACCTCGACGTCTGCCGCGAGGCCGTCCGCATGGACCAGAAGCCTGGCGAGTTCATCCGGTTTTTGGTGCGTCGCTCCATGTACGGAAGTGTCGGCATGTCAGCCACCTACAGCAATCGGAATCGCAGTGACGAATAGGTCACGCAGTGCTCCAGAACCTCCCTGATATCTACCCGCAGCGATTCACCATGCACACCCACACCGCCGTCACCAGCCGTGACATCCAGTCCGACAACTTCAAGGCCATGTCTGCCGCCAAGCTCACGCGCGGCGAGCAGCTGGTCATGAACGCGGTGCGGCTGGCCCATGCGCGCCGGCGCCGCGACCTCAGCCTCAACGAGATCTGCCTCGTCATGGAAGAGCAGCTGGGCAAACGCGTCAACCCCAACGGCATCAGCGGTCGCGTCACCTCGCTGGTGGCCAGCCGCCGACTGGCGCGCGGCCCGGCCCGCGCCTGCAGCGTGACGGGTGCCAAGTGCAACCCGGTGTTTGCCGTGGCCCAGCAGGCCGGCCTGGGCGTGTGATCACCATGGCGATGCCTGCGGCCAACCTCCAAACAGCAGGCAAGAAAAAGCCCACCGTCAACGCTGCAGCAACAGCTCGGGTGGGCTACTCGAAAGAGAGTGAAGCGATTATGACCGAAAGCAACGCCCGCATCAACGGGCTCGATATCACAGTGGCTGCAGCCCCGACAGAAGGGGGCTGGAAATGAGCATCGCCCTCATGACCGAAGCCTGGAAGTCCTGCATGCCGTCAGGCCGCAAGCTGGTGCTGCTGAGCCTGTGCGACAACGCCAACGACCAAGGCGAGTGCTACCCCTCCATCCCGATGATTGCCAAGCGCTGCAGCATGTCCGAGCGCTCGGTCCAAGGCCACATTCAGGACCTCAGGAAGGTCGGCGTCCTAACCATCTTCGAGCGCCATGGTCGCAGCTCGATCTACACCATCAACCCCCGCAGATTCTGCACCCCCGCAGATTCTGCACCCCCGCAGATTCTGCACCCCACCCCCGCAGAATCTGCACCCCAACCCCCGCAGATTCTGCACCCCACCCCCGCAGAATCTGCACCCATAACCGTCATAGAACCGTCAATAGAACCGTCAAGTAACCGTCAAGCACCGCGCAAGGCGGTGTCGATCGGTCGCCCCGACGGTGTTGACGAACAGGTCTGGACCGACTTCCTGGCCATCCGCAAGGCCAAGCGCAGCCCGCTGTCGGCCACCGCCCTGGCCGGCATTGGCCGCGAAGCCGACAAGGCGGGCATCAACCTGGCCGACGCCCTGGTCGTCTGCTGCGAACGCGGCTGGACCGGATTCCGGGCCGACTGGTACGCCACCGCCCCTGGCCGCACCGCTGCCCAGCAGCCAGTCGAGACCTTCCGGGAGCGCGACCAGCGCCTGGCCCGCGAACGCTGGGAGCAGGCCACCGGCCAGCGCCACCCCGACAGCCAGCCAGCCGCCAGCCGCCGAGCCGATGTGATCGACGTCGCGCCGGCTGCAGGCCACGCCCAGAGCCCGACCTTCCCCGCCATCCCGTTCTGACCCACCAGGAGCCCGTCATGCACCACCACGCTGCACCCGCACCGCTGCCCCAGCACTGGGTCGAGAAGTTGTTCCGCAAGCTATCGGCCCGCTACGGCAAGGCCTTCCTGGGCCAGTACGACGGCGTCGCTCTCGAGGACGTCATGGCCGACTGGGCCGAGGAGCTGGGCGGATTCGGCGCCCGCCCCGAAGCGCTGGCCCACGCCATTGCCCATCTGCCCGAGCGCGCGCCCAATGTGGCCCAGTTCCGCGCCTTGTGCCTGGGCGCCCCGTCCCCGGCCTTGGCCCTGCCGCCAGTGCCAGCCGACCCAGCCCGCGTCAAGGCCGAGCTGGCCAAGGTCGACCGCAACGCCCAGCCCGCCGAACGCCACACCGACTGGATCCGTCGTGGCTTGGCCGACCTCGAGGCCGGCATCAAGCGCTCGCCACTGGTCGTCCAGATGATTCGCGAAGCCGCGGCAGCCAGGGGGATCGCATGAGCCTGGGCCGTGAACTGATCAGCAAAGCCAACGGCCACGGCCGTGGCGACATAAGCGCCACCTTCGGCCTCGACCTTGCCCGCCGCCTGGTGCACCGCGCCGACGTGCAGCGCCTGCCGGTCAACCAAGCCGAGCTCAAGGTGGCCCGCCAGCTGCTGGCCCAACACCGCAAAGGCGCATGACATGGACCACCGCCTTCGAGACGACCGCCGCGCACTATGCGGCGCTGGCCATGACGCGCGGCTGCTGGGCTTACGCGCAGCAGCAGGTCATCAGCATGGAGCAGGACCCGGAGCACCACGGCTGCTGGCAGGGCCTGCGGGCCGCAGTGGGCCAGCGCATCAAGGCGGCCGGCTTCAAGCCGCACCCGTCCGAGCAGGGCAACTGGTGGGACGTGCCCAGCAAATTGCCCGTGTCACCGCACAGGCGTGGGGGATAAGCCAGTGATCAAGATCGAAGTGACTGGCATCAAGGAGCTGCAAGCCCAGTTCCAGGACTTCAGCCAGCGCCGCATGAATGCCGCTCTAGCCACCGGCCTGACGCGCGCCGCCAGGCGCTTATCGCAGGATTGGCAAGGACAGGTCAACAGCAAGATCGACAAGCCGGTGGCGCGTACCCGGTCGGCCTCGATGTTCCGGGGTGCGTCGGCCAACCATCTGATGGCCGAGGTCAAGCTCAAGGACCAGATGGCCGGCCTGGCTCCGGCGACCTACCTGGCGCCGCAGGAGCGAGGCGGCGATCGCTTGCTGAAGAAGTTCGAGCGCGCCCTGGTTGCATCGGGCGCCATGCCTCGTGGCTACGTCACGGTCCCTGGCAAGCATGCGCAGCGCGACAGCTACGGCAACGTCTCCCGGTCGCTGATCATTGCCGTCATCTCGCAGCTGGGCAAGGACTTCTCTCCCGGCTATCAGCAGGTCATCAGCAAGAAATCCGACAAGCGCCTGGCCTCGCAAGCCAAGCGCGGCCGGCGCTACATCGTGGTCAAGCCCAACCCCGCCCGCGTCAGCCCTGGCATCTACGAGCGCATGCCCAATGGCTCGCTCAAGTCGGTCTTCCTCTTCCGCAAGGACGTGACCTACGGCAAGCGCCTGTCGTTGATCGAGCGCGGCCAGCAGCAGGGCAACGCCATCGCAGTCGAGGAAATCGGCCGGGCTCTGGCCGAGTCGCTGGCCCGGATGCAGCAGGCCCAAGGGGGTAGGGCATGAGGGGCACCCCCCATCACGGGTCCTCCCTGGAGGCGGGCGGTGCGGGTTCATTCAGCCGCGTGGTCGGACTGTTCAACGACTTCCCTAAGGGGGTTAAGTGAAGGTCATCCCCGTTTTGGATCAGCCGGTTTCCCAGGCGGAATTTGCCCAGATGATCGGCGTCAGCGAGGCCCGCGTCAGCCAGCTGGTGAGCGAGGCCATCATCGTGCGCGGCGACACGGCCCATGAGTGGCTGATCGGCTATTGCGAGCGCCTGCGCGACCAGGCGGCCGGCCGCGCCGGCAGCGAGACCGGCGGGCTCGACCTGGTGCAGGAGCGGGCCGCCCTGGCGCGGTCGCAGCGCATCGCCCAGGACCTGAAAAACGACATCGCCCGGGGCGAGTACGCGCCCATCGGTCTGCTGGCCGACGTGCTGGGCATGGCCAGCTCGGCCGTTGTCGATCGCTTCGAGCAGCTCGAAGGCACGCTGCGCAAGGCCTGCCCGGATCTGCCCGACGAGGCCCGCACGGCGGTGGCCACCGTGATCGCCAGCGCGCGCAACGAGTGGATTCGCTCGACGGCCAAGCTGGTGACCGAGCGCCTGGACGAGCTGGTCGACGAGTCCGACGACGACCAGGTCGAACCTGGCGGAATTGACCTTGAGGACTTCGGCGAATGATGATCGCCGCGGCGCTGCACCAGCGGACCCAAGTGGGCATCCTCAAGGCCCTGCGCCTGGGGCTGGACAGCCTGCGCGCCGACGTGCCGCAGCGCTTGAGCGAATGGGCGGCAGAGCATTTCCGCCTGGCTGGCGAGTCCAGCCACCAGAAGGGGGCCTGGGAGGCGTGGGCTTTCCAGCTTGGCATCCTTGATTTCATGAGTGACGACCGGATCGAGGATCTGTACGTCATGAAGTCCAAGCGCGTCGGCTACACCAAGATGCTGACCGCCTTCGTGGCCTACAACATCGCGCACCGCCGCCGCAAGCAGGCCATCTGGCAGCCGACCGACGACGACCGCGACAGCTACGTCAAGAGCGAGATCGACCCGGTGCTCGACCAGGTCGAAGCGGTGCGTGCAGCGCGGCGCCAGGGCAAGGGCCTCGAGGACACGATCAAGCTCAAGAGCTTCCGCGACAGCGTGCTGCACCTGCTGGGCGGCCGGGCTGCGCGCGCGTTCCGCCGCATCACGGTCGCGGTCTCCATGCTGGACGAGTGGGACGCGTTCGAGCAGCAGGTCGAGAAGTCGGGCGGCCCGGGCGGCCTGGCCAAGGGCCGGCTCGAGGGCGCTCCGTTCCCGAAGTTCGTGGGCGGCACCACGCCGCGCATCAAGGGCTTGAGCCATGTCGAGCGCGCCTGCGACCACGCCGAGGCCTTCGTCAAGTTCCACATCGACTGCCCGCACTGCGGCGCCGATCACCCTCTGCTGTGGGGCGGCAAGGACAAGCCCTACGGCTTCAAATGGGAGCGCGGCCAGTCGGCCAGCGTGCGCCATGTCTGCCCGCACTGCTTTGGCAGCATCACCCAGGCCGACTACCTCAAGGGCGGCCAGCCGGCATCCGGGGCCTGGGTCTGCCAGCGCACCGGCCGGCGCTACGGCATGGACCGCGTGTGGCGCGACAGCAAGGGCATGCCTTGCCTGCCACCCAAGACGCTGGGCGTGCAGGTCTGGTCGGCCTACAGCCCGCAGCGCAGCTGGGCCAGCATCATCACCGAGTTTGAACAGGCACTGGCCGCGCTGGAAAAAGGCGATGTCGGCCCGATGCAGCTGTTTGTCAACGAAACCCTGGGCGAGACCTGGGAGCTGGCTGGCGACCGCACCGACGAGCATGCACTTCAGGCCCGCGCCGAGGACTACGCGCTGTGCACCGTGCCCGCCGGCGGCCTGGTGCTGACCGCAGGCATCGACTTGCAGCGCAACCGCTGGGAAATCGGCGTCTGGGCCTGGGGCAGGGGGCTGGAGAGTTGGGTGGTCGACCATCACATCATCGAGGGCAACCCGGCCAGCGACGAGGAATGGGAGCGCGTCACCACCTACCTGCAGCGCCGCTACACCCAGTCCTGGCACGGCGGCAGCCTGGGCATCAGCGCGATTAGCATCGATTCGTCGGACCAGACGCACTCGGTCTACAACTGGGTCCGCACCGCGCAGCACCAGCTGCCCACGCTGCGCGCCATCAAGGGGTCGAGCGAGGAGTACAAGCCGATTCTTGGACCCAGCAGCAGCCAGGAAATCAACTGGCGCGGCAAGAAATGGCCCAACGGCGTCAAGCTCTGGAACATCGGCGTGGACACCGCCAAGGACCTGCTGCTGGGCCAACTGGCGATCGACAAGCCGGGCGCGGGCTATGTCCACTTCAGCCAGGAACTGCCGCGCGAGTGGTACGAACAGCTGACCGCCGAGCAGCGCATCCTGACCAAGGTCAAGGGGCGCGACACCTACAAGTGGGTGCCCAGGCGTAAGCGCAACGAGGTACTGGACTGCCGCAACTATGCGCTGCACGCGGCCTTCAGCCTGGGGCTGCACAACTACACCGACAAGAAATGGCAGCAGCTTGAGCAGGCCGTGCAGCCACCCGAGGATCTGTTCTCAGTCAGTGTTCCCGCTGCATCAGTGGCCACCGCTGTTGCGCCAGTCACTGCCCGCGCTGTAGCAAAAAGCCCCATTCCACCCAAGAAAAACCCCCGCACCCAAGATGAAAGCTGGAGCTTTGAACGACGTGATTGATGACGGCGTGACCCTGCGCCACGACATGACCTGCATCCTGATCGAGTGCCACCGCGACAGCGGCATGCACGGCATTTTTCACCCGCTGGCGACCAGCGAGCAGGTCGAGCGCCTGGCCGAGATGATGGCGCTTCGGCTGGCCCCCATGATCGGTGGTCGCTACATTCCCAAGCGCGATGAGCGCGTCGCGCGTGACCAGGCGGTGTGGAAGCGATTCAACGGCCGCAACCATGCCGAGGTGATGCGCGAATTCAGCATCAGCCGCCGGCTGCTGTACTCGATCTTGGCGCGGCGTCGGAGCGGTGCGAGTTGAGCTCTTGATCAAAGCATGTGCCGAATATCGTCAGCGTAGTCTCTGCCGTGACGGCCTGTGCAATGCTTGTTCCATGGCTTTGGCATAGTGCTGATGCGATCGCCAACTGCGGTGGCTTTCGATCTGACGATGCCACCAAAGCCATTGGTGCCTCGGTACTCCATGCATACCGCGTCGTCATCCATCAACATGGCGGTGATCAACTCGAACGATGCTGGATTGTGCATATTGGATTTGACGGATAAAACCGCCGATACCACGTTATCCCGCTTCACTTTCTCCGCCATCAAATCAGCCTGCCTTTTGGCATTTGCCACCATTTCTGCCGCATCCGCCTTTTTCTTCTCTTCCAGCTGCTCGGCAGTCGGTGGTGCAGGCGGCGGCGTGGTGTAGTGCTGGTAGCTCGACACTGCGTTGACTCCGACGACGGCAAGCAGCAGCAGCGCCCACCAGCGTCTGTAGATTGGCTTGCTCTGCCCCGGTGCCTGGCGTTGCGCCCTTGATCGCGCCAGCCCTGATGCAGCGCCCTTGATTCCACCCAGTAGTCCCATTGCGTTTCCTTTTTTCAATTGCTTTCTGCATAGCATCTTAACTGGCCACCCTGTTTCATGGCTTGGCGGTGAAGGTCGGCAGGTAGTGCAGGATTTTTGAGATTCTGCACAGACCGGCAGGTAGCCTCGCTCGCATGGCTTTCACTCAACAAGATCTCGCCGCAATCGACGCGGCCATCGCCTCGGGCGAACTCAGCATCCGTGCGGCCGACGGCAAGCAGGTCACGCTGCGCACCATGGACGAGCTGCTCAAGGCACGTACCGCCATCCAGATCGAAATGGCGTCGACTGCCGCACCGCGCCCACGCGCCTACCCGCGCCACCAGCTGGCCGATTTCTCGGACTGACCCATGACCGACCGCAAACTGACGCTGATCGACCGCGCGGTGGCCTGGATCAACCCGGTGGCCGCCATCAGGCGCGCTCAGGCGCGCACCGTGCTGGCCTACTACGAGGCCGCCAAGCCCGACCGCACCCGCAAGGGCCGGCGCTCTGTGGGCACTGCCAACCACGAGGTCGCGCATGCCGGGGCCTCGCTGCGTCAGACTGCGCGTCACCTGGAGCAGAACTACGACCTGGCGCTGGGCGTGCTCAACACGCTGGTCGCCAACGTGGTTGGCCCCAATGGGGTCGGCATCGAGCCGCAGCCGCGCCGCGCTGACGGCAGCATCGATGACGCCCTGGCGCGCCAGATCCTGGAGCTGTGGAAGGACTGGTGCACCGCGCCCGAGGTGACCAAGCAGCACGACTGGGCCAGCGCGCAGCGCTTGCTTTGCCGCAGCTTTTTCCGCGATGGCGAGGTGTTCGCTCAAACCCTGGCTGGCTCGACGCCGGGGTTGAGTCATGGCACACGGGTGCCGTTTTCGATCGAGATGATCGAGGCTGACCTGGTGCCGATGGAACTTAACGCGCAGGCGCCGGCGACGGTGGTGCAGGGCATCGAGGTCAACACCTGGGGCATGCCGACGGGCTACCACGTGCTCAAGGTCAGCCCACTCGACGGCAACACCACGTCGATGATGATCGGCGGTCAGACCAAGCGTGTCGGCGCTGACCGCATGCTGCACCTGAAGAACGTGCACCGCATCCGCCAGATGCGCGGTGTGAGCGTGTTCGCCAGCGTGCTGAATCGCTTCGATGACCTCAAGGACTACGAGGAAAGCGAGCGCATCGCCGCCAAGATCGCCGCCAGCATGGCCGCCTTCATCAAGAAGGGTCAGCCCGACCTGTACGAGCCGGACGCCGACGCCGAGCAGCGGCACTTGAAGTTCCGGCCCGGCATGATCTTCGATGACCTGCGTCCTGGCGAGGAAATCGGCACCATCGACACCAACCGCCCGAACCCGAACCTGGAGACCTACCGCAGCGGCCAGCTCAAGGCCATCGCGGCCGGCGCCGGGCCGACTTTCAGCAGCATCGCACGCACCTACGACGGCACCTACTCGGCGCAGCGCCAGGAGTTGGTCGAGGGCTACGCCATCTACGCGACGCTGGCCAACGAGTTCATAGGCCGCATCGTGCGCCCGGTGTACGAGCAGTTCATTGCCGCCGCGGTGGCCAGTGGCGTGCTGAAGCTGCCCGCCGGCATCAAGCCCGAGACGCTGGATGACGCTGCCTACATGCCACCAGCCATGCCCTGGATCGACCCGAAGAAGGAGGCCGAAGCCTGGGGTCTGCTGGAGGACCGCTGCTACGTCAGTGGCCCCGAAGTGATCCGCCGCCGTGGCGGCAACCCGATCGACACGCTGGAGCAGCAAAGCCGCTGGACCCGAGAGAAGCAGGCGCAGGGCCTGCCAGCCAATGCGGGCCAGCAGTCAGGCGGTGCACCAGCACCACCAGACCCCGACACCCAGGACTGAACCCGGCCCGCCACGCGCGGGCTTTTTTGCGTCTGTGCAAGTTGTGCAGGATTTTTGAGATTTTGCACAAGCCCCCCGGCAAAGTCCGTTCCATGTCCAAGTGGTACGAAATCAAAGCACAGGCCCAGCAGGGCGACAGCACGACCCGCGTGGCCGAGATCTACGTCTACGGCAACATCGGCGACCGCTGGAACGAGGACGGCGTGATCGCCAGCGAGATGGTGCGCGACATCGCCGCCCTCGAAGCCGACGAGATCACGCTGCGCATCAACAGCTACGGCGGCTCGGTGACGGACGGTCTGGCCATCTACAACGCCCTCAAGCGCCACCCGGCGCCCGTGGCGGTGCATGTGGATGGCGTGGCGATCAGCTGCGCCTCGTACCTTGCCATGGCCGGCGACACGATCACGATGGCGAAGAACGCCCAGATGATGATCCATGCGCCCTGGACTTACGCCGGCGGCAACGCGGCCGATCTGCGCGACCAGGCCGACATCCTCGATCGCTATGCCAAGGCCATGGCCAGCGCCTACGCCGACAAGAGCGGCAAGACCTATGAACAGGCGCTAGCCATCCTGACCGACGGCAAGGACCACTGGTATTCCGCCGAGGAAGCCCTGGCCGAAGGCTTCGCCGATGCCGTCGGCGCCGAGGTGGATGCCGTTGCCTCGCTGGCCGTCAGCAGCTTTGACCTATCCCGCTTCAAGTCTGCTGCCGCACCTGTAGCCGCAGCAAAACCCCTTTCTCAACCGCCGGCAGCCGCCGGCACCCACCAGGAAGATCCGATGACCGGAACCGTGACCCCGGCGGCTCAATCAGCTGCCACCCCCGTCGCCCCCTTTGCACGTACCAAGGACATGAACGTCCAGGTGCTGGACATGATCAAGCCGTTTGCCCATCTGCCGGCCGTGCAGGCCTTCAAGGATGAGGCGCTGGCCGATCCGTCGCTGACGATCGAGCAGATCCAGTCCCGCCTGCTGGTCGAGATCGGCAAAGGCAATGAGCCCGCCAATCCGCAAGGCGCACATCCGAATGTGCAGATCGTGGCCGACGAGGTCGACAAGCAGCGCGGCGCTGCCGTGGCTGCCATGCTGGCCCGCGCTGGCGTGCCGCAAGATGCCAATGCCCGCGCCGCACTGGCCGCCAACCCGTTCCGTGGCCACAAGCTGCTCGACATCGCCCGCGCCTCGTTGGCCCGCACCGGCCGCAACACCGACGGCATGGACCAGATGCAGATCGTCGCTGCCGCCTTCACCCAGGGCACCAGCGATTTCCCGATCCTGCTGGAAAACACCATGCACAAGGCGCTGCAGGCGGCTTACGCCAACGCCGCGCTGACCTGGAACCGCTTCTGTGCCACCGGCACCGTGAGCGACTTCCGCGCCCACAACCGCTACCGCCTGGGCAGCTTCGGCAGCCTGGACGCCAAGAACGAGCTGGGCGAGTTCGTCAACAAGTCGATCCCGGACGGCGAGAAGGCCTCGATCCAGGCCTCGACCAAGGGCAACATCGTCAACATCAGCCGCGAGGCCGTCATCAACGACGACTTGGGCGCTTTCGTCGGCCTGTCGGCCATGCTGGGCCGCGCCGCTGCTCGCACCGTCGAGGTCGATGTCTACGCGCTGCTCGCGCTCAACAACGGCCTGGGCCCTGTGATGGCTGACGGCAAGACGCTGTTCCACGCCGACCACGGCAACCTGACCGCTGCTGCGGCCCTGAGCATGGCCGCCATCGACGCCGACCGCATCGCCATGGCCAGCCAGCGCGATGTCAGCGGCAACGACTTCCTGGATCTGCGCCCGGCAGCTCTGCTGGTGCCGATTGGCCTGGGCGGCACCGCCCGCACGATCAACGAGGCGCTGTACGACCCCGACACCGCTAACAAGCTGCAGCGCCCGAACATGGTCAACGGCCTGTTCCGCGACATCGTGGACACCCCTCGCTTGTCGGGCACCCGCCGCTACCTGTTCGCCGATGCCATGGAAGCCCCGGTGCTGGAAGTCGCCTTCCTGGACGGCAACCAGACCCCCTACCTGGAAGTGCAAAACGGCTTCGACGTGGACGGCGCCCGCTACAAGGTGCGCCTGGACTACGGCGTCGGCGCTGTTGACTTCCGTGGTGCCGTGACCAACGCCGGCGCCTGATGAACCTGGGGCCGGCGCCGCCGGCCTCGCCTGACACAAGGAACCCACCATGGCACGCAATTACAAGCAAGAGGGCGACACCCTCATCCTGACCCCCGCCGCCGCTGTCGCCGCTGGCGAGGGCTACCTGTTCGGCGCTGCGCTGTTTGGCGTGGCACTGGCCCCCGTGACTGCCAACGCGGCCGGCCCATTCGCCACCGAAGGCGTCTGGGAGCTGGCCAAGACATCGGCGCTCGCCATCTCGATCGGCGACCGCCTGTTCTGGGATGCCAACAACAAGTGCGTCAACAAGACGGCGGCCGGCCAGGTCTGCATTGGCATCGCCGTGTCGGCAGCTGCCAACCCAAGCGCGACCGTGTTGGTCAAGCTCGAAGCGTCGACCGCCGTCGGCGCCTGATAGGAATCCGCCCCGTGAGCCTGTCCACCCCCTTCGAGCGGCTTGAGCAGCGCCTGAATGCCTCGGTGTTCAAGCACCTCTCCAACGCCGTCGCCACCCTGGCCGGCCGCGAAGTGCAGGGCATCTTCGATGCTGGCCACGAGCTGGGTCAGGTCGGGTTGATGGGGGCCGCATCCGCCCGCGTCACGCTGACGCTGCCGACCGCTTCGGTGCCGACCGAGATCGTGGACTGGTTCAGCTTCTTCTCGGCGCCGGATCTGCCCGTCGACCTGACTTGCACCGTGCGCGGCGTGCGCTACCAGATCGCCGCGCACGAGCCCGACGGCACCGGCATGAGCGTGCTGGTGCTATCAAAGGAGGCCGCATGAGCAGCGCCTTCCATTCCATCAGCACCGCCCTGACGGCCGCGCTGTCCGCCGCGCCGGCCATCTGCCACGGCGTCTACGCCAACATGCTGGACCCGATCGCCGACAAGCTGCCGACCGCTGTCGTGGTGCGGCTGGAGCAGTCGACCCCCGACGACAGCACGATCGGCGCTCTGACCTGGCGCACCGTGCTGACGGTGGAGTGCCACGCCCGGGGTGGCGCGCGCAGCGACCCCGCTGCTGCTGTCGATCCGCTGCTGCAGGCCGTCTGGCAGCGCCTGCTGAGCCTGGATGCCCATGCCCTGGGCGCCATGAGCCTCGAGGTGGCGGGTGGTGGCATCGAGTGGCAGTTCGACAAGGCCGAGACCGTGATGGCCTGCGCGTTGATTCGCGTGATGGTGCGGCACCGCACCCCGACCCATGACATCAGCCACTGGACCTGACATGACTCACCAGAACACCTACACCCCGCAGGCCGCCGGCAGCTATCTGCAGCAGCCCGACGGCCGCCTGGAGCGTCGGAGCGACGACGACACGCTCGCGGCGGCACCTGCCGCGCCTGCGCCTGCCGCCGCGCCCGTACCCACCAGCCCCAAAACCGTCGCCACCAAGGAGCAATAAGCCATGGCTGACAAGACCAACCTCGCACCGCGGTTCATCCGCAAGACCATCCTTCTGGCCGCACGCGAAACCATCTATGGCACTGCCCCCGCTTTTGCGCCGGCCACCGATGCCTTGATGGTGTCCGATGTCTCGCTGACGTACAACAGCAACAACGTCAAGCGTGACGTGATCCGCGGCTACCTGGGGGCCTCCGAAGAGCTGGCCGGCGACGATCACATGCAGATCGCCTTCACCTGCGATCTGGCGCCATCGGGCACCGTGGCCACCGCCCCCGCCATCGGCAAGCTGTTCCGCGCTTGCGGCATGGCCGAAGTGATCGTGGCCACCAAGGGCGTGTACTACAAGCCTATCTCCACGCTGGGCGAGTCGGTGGCCTTCAAGTACGCGCTCGACGGCGTGAGCTACACCACCACCGGCGCGCGCGGCACCTTCGAGCTGATGCTGGGCATTGGCGAAATCCCGAAAGCGAAGTTCACCTTCACCTGCCGCTATTCCCAGCTGTCGCCGGTGGCCGAGGCCGTGACGGGTATCGCTTACGGCCAGTTCAAGAACCCGCTGGTGGTGACCAGCTACAACTCGGGCATGGTCAACATTGGCGCCATCCTGACGCTGGCCACCCTGGCGCTGACTGGCGGTGACCAGTACGCCTCGCGCGGCTTCAACTTTAACCTGGGCAACAGCGTGGTCTATCAGCCCATGCTGGGCGTCGACCGCGTCCTGATTTCTGACCGCGAGGCCACCGGCTCCATCACCCTGGATCTGACGGCTGCCGACGAAGTGAGCTTCCGAACCGATGTGCGCGCCAACACCGCCAAGTCGCTGACGTTCAATCACGGCATCACTGCCGGCGCCAAGTTGCTGGTGCATGCCCCGGCAGCACAGCTCACGAACCCGCAAATCGTCGACCAAGACGGCATTGCCATGACCAGCTTCGACGCCCGCTTCATGCCGAATGTCGGCGATGACGAAGTGACCATCGCCTTCATGTAATCGCTCTGCCGCAGCCGCCCGGTGCATGAACTGCATGGGCGCTGCTGCGACGCTTCCCATCGCTACCCGCTCACCAGGATTCACCCATCATGGCTATTTCCATTTCCGTCTCCAATACCGTTCAGTTCAAGGTCAAGGGCTCCATCAAGGATTCCGCTGGCATCGATCAGCCGTTCACCTTCGGCTTGACCTGCGACCGCCTGCCCGAAGAAGACATCACCGCCCGCATGAAAGGATTTGACGGCTCGATCGCTGAGTTCGCCACCGAATTCATGGCCGACGTGGTCGATGACTGGTCCGACGTGATCGACGGCGACAAGCAGTCCGTGCCGTTCAGCCGCAACGCCTGGCTGCAGCTGTGCCGCAACGTCCCCGGTCTGTCGCTGGTGACGCTGGCCGCCTACCGCCAGGAGTCGGGGGCCAAAGCAAAAAACTGAGCGACCTCGCGCGCCTGTGGGCGCGCGGGGATCTAACCAGGCAACCCAAGCAATCCGAAATTGATGACCTGCAATCTGCTGCCGCCGCGCTGGGCATCGTCGTCGATGGCGATCTGGATCGGGTCGATACCGATCAGGTCTACCACCTCTGGCCGGAAAACCTGCTGGCCTGGAACTGCTGGCAAGGCTGCCAGACCCAGTGGCGAAGCGGCATGTCAGGCCCCACGGGGCTGGACTATCAGGGCGTGTCGGCCTTTCTTGATCGGCAGCCGCTTGAACCTAATGAGGCCCGCGAGGTCTTCGGGCTGCTGCAAGCCTGCGAGCGCGTCACGCTGGAAGTCTGGTCCGAGCAGCGCGCCAAGTCGTCACCCCATCACTGAGCACACCACCGCATGAGCAGCAAGAGCGAAATCGGCATCCGCCTAAGACTGGATGGCGCACAGCAGGCCGAGGTCGGTCTGAAAAAGTTCGCCGGTGCGGTCAGCGGCATGGATTCGGCGCTGGGCGCCGCGCGCCAGTCGCTGCTGTCGCTGGTGCCGGCGCTGGGTGCTGCCACAGCGGTCGCCGGCGTGACGCAGATGATGACCACGGTGCGCGACACGGCCAGCGAGATCGAGCGCCTGTCCGTGCTGGCCGGATCCACGCCGCAGGAGTTCCAGCGCTTCGCTGCTGGGGCCAAGTCGGTCAACGTCGACATGGAGAAGTTCGCGTCGATCATGAAGGACACCCAGGACAAGCTGGGCGACTTCATGCAGACTGGCGGCGGCGAGCTCAAGGACTTCTTTGAGAAGATCGGCCCCAAGGTGGGCGTCACGGCCGAGTCGTTCAAGAACCTGAGCGGCCCGCAGGCGCTGCAGCTGTTCTACAGCAGCTTGCAGAAGGCCAACCTGGGGCAGAAGGAAACCGTCTTCTGGATGGAATCCATTGCCGACGACGCCACGCTGCTGGCCCCGCTGCTGGCTAACAACGGCGCCGAGTTCAAGCGACTGGGTGACAAGGCCGAGGCCTCCGGCGCCCAGATGTCAGACTACCTGATCGCGTCGTCCAAGCAGCTGACCGAGCAAGTCGGAGAGCTTGATACCCAGCTCAAGGCCGCAGGTAACACGCTGGCAGAACAGCTGTTTCCAGCGCTGACTGAAGCAGCAAGGGGCTTTGCTGATTTCAGCCGAAACAGCGAGATTGCAGAGATGGCCGGCGTTGGCATCCGTACGGTCTTTGAAACCATCGTTGTAGTTGGTGCCAACGTCGGCAACGTCATCAGGCAGGCAGGCGCTGATTTGGTCGGACTGTATGACCAGGCAGCAGCGCTGGCAAAGCTGGACTTCAAGGGTGCCGTTGCCATCGGAAACAGGGTCGATCAGGAAGCTGCCAACAGTCGCGCTGAACTCGCGAAATTCGAGCAGCGCATCATGAACGCCAGCAAGAATGCCAAGGAATATTTCGCCTTGAGCGATGATCTCAAGAAAGCCAAGTTCGGTTCAGATGAATTCGTGCAGTCGGTCGAGCAGCTGGCCGGCATGCAAAACAGCGGCGCCATCAGCACCGAGCAGCTCAATGCCGCATTGCGCGCTGTGCAGCCAGCCGCCCAGGCCGCTGGCAAGAGTATGTCCGGCATGGGCATCGGCGCCGAGGCCGCCAAAAAAGCGGCCGAAGAAGCCAAGAAGGCTGCCGATGCGCTCAAAAAATCCTACCAGGACGCTCTTGGTGCCGGCGCCGGCCAGGCGCGCGACCTGACCGCCGAGACCGACAAGCTCAACGCCGCCGAGAAGAAGCTGGCTGACATCATGGCTGGCGACGCCTGGCCCAAGTGGACCGCCGGCCAGCGCGAGGCGGTGCGCGTGCTATTCGACCGCAACAGCGAGACCATCAAGGCGCAGGAGCTGGCCAAGGCCGAGGCCAAGTGGATGGAGGAGTCCGCCGGTGAAAACCTCAAGTTTGCCGAGTCCGCATTCGAGGCAGCCGACGCGGTCGAAAAGCAGGTACAGGAGCAGCTTCTAGCGAACCAAGCCATCGGCCTGACCGGCACCGCCCTGGCCGACCTCGAGGCGATCCGCCTGCGCGACGCCGCCGCCGAGAAAACCCGCCAGGCCGCCATCATGGACGGCATCGATCCCGGCATCGCCGAGAGCTATCGCCGCCAGGCCGCTGCCCTGCAGGGCCTGGCAGACGCCAAGCAAGCCGGCGCCGCCAAGCAGGTGCTAGCCGACGCCAATCAGGAGGCCCAGGAAGCCTGGAAGAAGACCGCGTCCCAGATTGAGCAGTCGCTGACCGACGCGCTCATGCGCGGCTTCGAGTCGGGCAAGGGCTTCGGCCAAAACCTGATCGACACGCTCAAGAACATGTTCCAGACCCTGGTACTGCGTCCGGTGATCCAGGCAATCGTCAACCCGGTGGCGGGTGCGGTGACTGGGGCGCTGGGTCTGCCTGAGGCGGCGTCGGCGGGGCGGGGCATGGCCGCGTTGAACGGCGTCAACAGCCTGTCGTCGCTCTACGGCGCCATGACGGGCGGCATCACGTCGTCGCTGGCTGGGGTTGCCGCCGGCGCCGGATCGCTGTTCGGTAGCAGTGCCTTGACGAGCTTTGCTGCCGGCATGAATGGCTCCACCCTGGCCGCCGGCCTGGCCGGCCCCACCACCGCCGGTGCTACCGGCGCCATGGGTGCGGGCGCTTCGCTGGCTGCCGCCATGCCGTGGATTGCCGGCGGCCTGGCGCTGGCCTCGAGCTGGAGCAGCCTGTTCGGTCGCAAGCTCAAGGACCAAGGCATCGAGGGCATGTTCGGCGGCGACACCGGCTTCAGCGGCAACAGCTACCAGTTCTACAAGGGCGGCCTGTTCCGCTCCAACAAGACCAGCCGCAGCGCACTGGACCCAGAGCTCGAGGCTGGTCTGGACAGCCAGTACCGCGCCCTGCAGACGTCGGCCAGCGCGATGGCCGCGACGCTGGGCCTGGGCACCACGGCCATCAGCAGCTTCACGTCCAGCATCAAGCTGAGCTTCCGGGGCTTGACCGAAGAGCAGATCCAGACCCGGCTGTCCGAAGAATTCGACAAGATTGGCAACAGCCTGGCCTCCGCCGCCCTGGGCACCGATGCCTATACCCGCAGCGGCGAAACCGCGTCGCAGACCTTGCAGCGGCTGTCCGGCAGCCTGAGCACCGTCAACGGCACGTTCGACGTGCTGGGCCGTACGCTGTACGCCGCCAGCCTGTCGGGGGCAGACATGGCCAGCAGCCTGGTCGAACTGATGGGCGGCCTGGAGCAGTACCAGACCACCACGACCGCCTACTACCAGTCCTACTACACCGACGCCGAGCGCGCCGGGGTCGCGACGCGCCAGCTCACCGCCTCCCTGTCGGCACTGGGCCTGGACCTGCCCGCCACCCGCGAGGCCTACCGTGACCTGATCGAAGCGCAGGACCTGACGACTGAGTCCGGCCGCTCGACCTACGCCGCGCTGATGGGCCTGTCCAGCGCATTCGCTGCCATCACGCCGTCGGCTGCCGAGCTGGCCACGCAGCTGCAGACCGCTCAGGATGCCATCACCGGCCTGTTTGCTGCACTGACCCAGTCGGTGAGCGAGGGCAGGGCGGCGATTGCCGAGGCCAAGAAGACAGTCAACGGACCAGCCCCTATACGCCAATTCGCCCAAATACAGGCCAGCATTGCGGCAGCTGGACCCGATGCGGCTGCACAAAAAGTGACGGCGGCCAAAGCGGTCGTGAGCTCTGCGGCATCAGCGCTGGCCTACGACCAATACCGTTTGGAAAAGCGCCTTGGCGTCACCAAGGATGCCGGCGAATGGTATGTGCAGAAATCAAAGAACGAACTATCTGCCGCCCAGTCTGCCTACATGACTGCGCTGATTGGGTTTGTTGATGCGTCCAAGATTTCCATTCAGACGCTAGGGAATTTGCGCGAGGAAACTGTCGCCTACTACGAATCGCAGAAGGAGTTGGCGGGTGTCATGCAAGCCAGCGCTGCCGGTGTGCGCGAGTCGATCAAGCTGGCCAAGCTGCAGACGCTCACGACCGACCAGTCGATGGCTGCGCGCCAGGCCGAATTCGGCCGCAACTACAGCCTGGCGCTATCGACCACGGGAGCGACCAAGGCCGGCTACGCAGACCAGCTGGCCGGCGCACTACCGCAGCTGAGCCAGGATCTCGCCTCGATGTCGCTCAGTCGCGCGGACTGGGCCACGGCGGTCGCACGCCTTAGCACCCAGGCTGAGACCGTGGCCAAGCAGCTGGATACCACCGCCCCGAAGAACTACCAGGCCGAGGCCAACACCCTGCTATCGGCCATCGATGCCAAGCTGCTGGCGGTCAATTCCAGCGCCACCTCAGCCGAGGCCGTCATCAGCAAGGCGATCAATGATGGCGCCACGCGCACGGCAAGCGGTCTGCAGCAGATCATCAACGCGCTGCAGGGCAAGAGCGTCAGCGCCTTTGCCAAGGGCGGAGTGTTCACGAATTCGATCGTCAGCACGCCGACCCTGGCGCCCATGGCGCTGTTCGGCGAGGCTGGCGACGAGGCCATCATGCCGCTGTCGCGCGGCCCGGGCGGTGTGCTGGGCGTGCAGGCCTTTGGCACCCCGTCCGGCGACCGCGCCGACGCGAGCACGACCGAGCGCCTGCTGCGCGACCTGGTGGCCGAGGTGCAGCGCCTGAATGCCCAGCTGCAAGAGGCCAAGCGCACCAGCGACCAGGCGCGGCAGGAGAACAACATCGGCAACAGCAAGATCGCCGACTCGGCTGATCGCCTGGCTCGGCTGGTCGAACGCTGGAACGTGGTGGGTCTGCCTGCCACGGCCGCGGCGTAAGGGGACGGCATGCTCAAGGTCCTCAAGCCCACCACCGTCACCGACGCCATGCTGCCGTCGACCAGCGTACCCGAGGCCGACTATGCGGAATGGGTATCTGGTGCCAGCTATGCCGCTGGAAACCGCGCCATCCGGCTCAACAAGCACCGGATCTACCAGTGCCTGGCCGCTGTCAGCGGCACCACGCCGCCAGAGTCGGACAGCACCAACTGGGTCGATCTGGGCCCGACCAACCGCTGGGCAATGTTTGACTCCAAGGTCAGCACGCCGACAACCGGTTTGCCGGCCGGGCTGCAGCTGACCCTAAAGCCGGGCCGATGCAACGGGCTGGCATTGCTTGAGCTGTCAGGCATCACGGCGTTGTCAATTGCCTGCACGTATCCGGTCACCGCCCAGGGCGACAAGGGTGCCCTGACTACAACGGTGCGCGACTACGCGTTCGGGATTGTCCTCACGACCATCACTGATACCAGAGGGGTTGCTGGATCGCTGACGGGGTCCGTGACGCTGCTGTACGACGTTACGCTGCAAAACCGCAACGTCAGCAACTGGACTCAATATTTCCTGGAACCGTTCGTCATCAAGACTGATGTTTTCATAGGGTTTCCGAGTCGGGCCGACATGACGGTTTACATCAATATCACCAATGCTTATCCAAAAGTTGGCGCATTGATGATAGGAAACTTCATCGAGCTGGGTGACGCAGGATACGGCGTCAGCTCGAGCATTGACGATTACAGCGTGGTTACCACCGACGAATGGGGCGTCAGCAAGCTGGTCGAGCGTGATTACGTCAAACGCGTCAATTACCCCATCACGGTAGAAAACTGGGCCATGCGCCGGGCGTTTTCCACGCTTGCTGCATTGCGCGCGACGCCAGCTGTGTTCATTGGGTCGGATGACTATCGATACACCCCATTCACGGTATTCGGCCGCGTGGCGCGATTCAATGTTGCTTTGAGTTTTGCCACGTACTCCATCATCAACGTCGAGGTACAGGGCTTGTCCCTGTAATCCGTTCATTCCCACTGGACTGACCAATCATGCCTATTACCCCGCTGCCACCTCGCCCAATTCCTGGCTCTGAGACGTTCGAGGCTGACGCCGGCGCGCTGCTCGATGCGCTGCCGACCTATGGCGACGAACTCGATGCGCTGCAGTCCGATGTCGTTGCCAAGCAGATTGCTGCCACTGACTCTGCTGCCGCCGCCGCGCTGAGCAAGACCGCTGCCGCCGACTCGGCAGCCGCCGCCGCGCTGAGCAAGACCGCCGCTGCCGACTCGGCTTCCGCCGCCGCCATCAGTCGCACCGATGCCTCGAATTTCGCCGGCGCCTCCGCCGCCAGCGCCACTGCTGCCGCCGGCAGCGCGACCCAGTCCGCCAGCAGCGCCACGCAGGCCCAGGCCGCCCGGGTCGGCGCCGAGACCGCGCTGGCGTCTGCCGTCGCCGTCGTGACAGGCGGCACGGGCAGCCTC